ACCAAGAGATAATCAAAAAGCCTGTAAACTAATGACCTGTCTTGATATATTGTCAACTGATTTTCAAATGTCACAAATTGCTTATGGTGGGGAAGGTAACATTGATAAAAATAGAGTAATGGATAGATGGCAAATTGAAATTGATCAAATAATATGGAGCAGAAGCGAAATAACTTCTACATGGTAATATGGTATTTAAAGCACCTCTAAACGCAGTATCAAATATATCATCTATTAACCTTGCAGAACTTGATAGGTTAACAGATGATATTGCAAGTGACTTAATGTCACAAATACAATGGGGTTTAGAAAGTCCAGATGGAACTCGACATGGAAAAATAAATTTTATGAAAGACCTTTCTGGTTCATTTAGTGTTGAGGAAATCCAAGGTTATAAACACGTTGTAAGCGATAGTGCCTATGTAAAATTTGTAGAATACGGTATGCCACCGGGAAATTGGGTTAATTTTGATGCACTAGCTATATGGGTATATCATAAATTGGGAATAACAGATGAAGATGAGAACCTATCTGTAACATGGAAAATACTAAGAAAGATTCAGGCTAATGGTATTAAACCAAGAAGGTTTGTAAAAAAAGCAATTAGAAATTTCATAAGAGGCAATTCTGTACCATCCAAAAGAAAAATGTTCAAATTTAAACCTAAAGCACCTAATGGATTTGCTAGACTTTCAAAGAAGTTAAAGAACCTAAAAGCCTCTCAAAAAAAGACATTAAAGAAGATTAATAGAAAACTTAAAAAGATAATTAACAAAAAAAATCTTAATAAGGTTGATAGGGCATATAAAAAAGTGAGGAAATATAGATAATGGCAGGAATAGCAGGTCTTGACTTTGTAACCGACATTGTATCATTAATTGGAAGCAAGTGGAAATCAAGCGGTGGAGCAAAGCCTAAGATAGACAAACAATGGGAAATTAAAGCAGTAGGGGTAGGTGCTAGAATATATGATCAGATCATAGTAAGTTTAGATTCTGAAAGTGCTGATATATTCAGTTTACAATATACTGATAGTGCAGGTAATCCTACTTGGGATTGGCTTCACGATGTATCATTAACATTGGATATAAGAACAAGTGCTAGTGAAGCCCGTGTACTACAACTAGTTGATGAAACAATGAGAATAATTAAGGAAAACGTATTATTGAATATTAATAATAGGAATTATGTGCGTATATTACCAAATGGAATTACTTCAGTTAACGAAGAATATCGTAACTTATATAGATATACTATAAGTTGTGATGCCATGTATCTCAACCCATAGGTAATATTTAAATACAAAGAACCTTTAAAAAGGATTAGTTATGGTTCGCACAGGTGCTAATTCGTATTTACAATGGGATTTTGATAATCCAGCTTCAGCGTTTGGAACTCCCTACGGTACTCCATCTTGGAAAAAATTTGGCTTACAACAAAAAATAACAGGTTTTAGTATTTCTAACAGTAAAAAAACTCTTAGTGAATTATATAGTATCAAACCAACAGATTATGCTTATGGTAAACAAACAGGTTCAATATCAGTAGATTTCGTATTAAGTTCTCCTTGGATTTTAGGTCTTCTATTTGGAGCTCCAACTTCAGTATCTAGTTCAGGTTCAGCATCAGCATCTCATACATATAACGCAGTTGCAAATGATAGTACAGTTAGAACTTCTACACTTGAAATGGGATTTCAAGGTCAAACTGCTAACTTAACTAGAAAATTAAGCGGTTGCACATTAAACTCATTATCAATTTCTGCCGCAGTTGACGACATGGTAAACGCAAGTGCTGACTTTTCATACGCTAAAGAACAACAACCAACAGCATCATTTTCAGCTTCTAGTGCAACTGATTTAATGAATTTCCCATATACTTTTGCACACGGTTTGTTTAAATGGAAAGGAAATACATCTGATTCATTAGCAACACAAACAGAAATTCAAAGTATGGATATATCATTTAGTCAAAATAGTGAGTTATTATTTGGAATGAATAGTCATTTCGCAGTTGGTGCTTACAGACAACTGTTTGACATTACAGGTAAGTTCCAATTATCACTTAAAGATAAATCATTCATAACTAACATAATGGAACAAATTAAACAAGATTCAGGTACTACAAATGATACTAGATCCCATGCACAATTAGAGTTATTCTTTACAAACAAAGGAACAGGTAACGGACTAAAAACAATTAAAATCACTTGTGATGGTATTGGTATTGACTCACATTCAACAAGTGGACTTGAGCCAAATGAACCTGTGTTTGAAGATATATCATGGCAAATTAAAAACGCAGTAATAGTTGCACAAACCGCAACTACAAATGCTGAACCAAAAGGTTCCTAAACACCTATATACACCTAATCTTATCTATGTAACATGATAAATAATGAAACTGTAGTTTTAAAATATGATGGAAAAGATACTGAATTTACAATAAAAGGATCTTTATCATTTGGTGATGTTGAATCACTTATGGATAAATGTGCAACTGTTGATGAAGAAACAGGACAACCAAAATTAAGTTTATCAAAATTCAGAATGGGATTACTTACAAAAGCTTTAGTTAAAGCACCATTTAATATTAATGAACCTGTAATTAATAGTTTAGATTATGATAATATAAAACCATTGATTCAGGTAGTATCACGAAAATTCCCTTTTCAAGATTATTTGACGGATTGGATGGAAACATATCTTGGTCAGGAAACTATGAACGAAATAAGTACAGCATCTACGGATTCTGTGCTCAAAACTTCGGATGGGATAAAGAAAAAGTCGACTCCCAAGAAATAGAATATATGAAAAGATTACTGTCAACTGTGACTGAAGACATGAAAAAAGGTGGTAAACCGCAAGGAATACCTATGGGTGACCAATCTATACCTACAAGGAAAACTTAAATATCAACCATTAATATATAAATTGTCATGGCAGAACAGTATATTCTAAAGGTTAAAATTGATGATTCAGATATAAGAAAACTTGAAAAACGTCTAGCTGCTCTATTAACGGGTAAATCTATTGGTGGTATGAGTGGCGGGGGTTCTTCTGGTGGAGGTGGTTCTAACGCCAATATGGGAAAGAATTTAGCAAAATTAGGAATAATTGCTACAGGAGTAGTTGGATTACTAGCATTAACTAAAAAAGTTGCAAGTGTACTTATCAGTTCTTCTCCAATGTTACAACAAGTATTAAAATTATTAAACTTTAGTATTATGCTTATATTCAGACCTATTGGAGATTTCATAGGTTTCCTATTAAGACCGATAATGATAATGTTCCTTAGAAAATTCATCATACCTTGGTATCAAACGGGTTTGCCAGTATTACAAAAAGTTGGAACTTTCATAGGAGATTTCGTATCTAAACTTATGGGTGAGGATGGTATTGTAGGAATAGCAGCTTCTCTAGGGGTTATAGGAGTAGCTGTTGCAGGTGGTATTGCTGTAACTATGGCTAGTGCAAAACTAGCAGGTGCGGTATTGGCTAATTTTATTAGTATTGGTGGAAATATGGCGGGAAAAAGTTTTCATAAACAAGCTATTGGTACAAGTGGAGGTGGAAGCGGACTTAAAGCAAGTGCAACTTGGGTAAAATTTACAGATGGTATAAAAAATCTTAAAAGTGCATTAAAGTTTCCAAAACCAACATGGGTAACTAAATTTCAAAGTGTACTACAAAATTTTATCAATGTTCTAAAACCTGCAAAACCAGCATTTCAAGCTACAGGAAAAGGTGGGTTTGGATCAACTGCAACAGTAACCCAAAATAAACCCGGTTTTGTTAAAACAGGTGCTATGGGTTCAGGTAATCAAAAATTCGGTCAACCTTCTTGGATGAAAGAATCACTAGCTAAATATGGATCTTCCGCAGGTGCTAAAGGAGGATCATCAGGTAAGAATATTAGTGGATCAATAAAAATGGGTGGTGGAAATCTTATTAAAAATCTACTTGGTGGTCAAAGAGTCGGAAGTGGGGGAACTGCTTTTATGGTAGCAGGAATGTTAGATATGGTTCCAGAATTTAAAGAAGCTAAAATGAATTTTAATAAGTTTTTGCGTGATACAACTGGAGCTAATGATCCTTCAAATAAATGGAAAGGAATAGACGACTTTGGTGTTGGTATAGGTACACCAGATTATAGTAAAGAAAATCCATTTGCTCATAATGTTCAGGGTGGTGGTGAAGTTTCAGAGTTTAAGAAAACGGGTGCTGGTGGTGCTAATAACACAACTGTAAACGTAACTATAGGAAGCATACCAGATAAGTCAACTGCGGATTATTGGTTAGAACAAATACAATCTGGGGTGTATAAATAGTGGTAACCGTACAATTATTAAAAGTAACAGATGATTCAGGCGAAGATACAACAAAAATGAATGGTTATATTATTAAAAATTTTGAATCATTTAGTATTAGTATAAGAACTCCAATTACCCCAATGCCATTACCAGAAGAAAAATCTGATGAAAATGTTCTTGTAAAAATGGAAGGTAATACTTCAACAATTAATTTATCATGGACACTAGTAAATTCTACAACTGATTTAAATATAGGATTACAACAAGACAATAGCAAAACTTACCCATTGGGTACTCATATTAGAACTGTACCAGAACAGTTAGATTATTTATCTGATACGTTACAAGGATCTTCGTTACAAGAAAAATTTCTGTTAAAAATAAGTTATAGTGAAATTGCTGGTGAAAAGGATCTTGACTTTTTTGGTTTTGTTACTAGTATGACATTTAGCCAAACTAGTTCTGCACCTGTTACTTTTAATGCTCAACTTTCATTTATTCAAGGTAATGTTATAACTACTTTAGATGCTGATGTACCAAATAAACCTACAAGTGTTGGATTATCAACACCTGCATCCGGTACAAACCTTGGGGGAAGAATTACTGCAACTTTTGTAGCTCCAGTTTATAAAGGTGGATCTAATTCAATAGTTAATTATGATTTAGAATTTAGAAATTCAAGTAGTGGTAAAGTTGAATATAAAAAATATACTCAAACTGGAACATCAATTACATTACCAACAGGTTCTCTAACTAATAATACATTTTTTCAAGTTAGAGTAAGAGCAAATAGTTCAGATGGTGATGGTAGGTGGTCAAGTTATCATCCAATAACAAACCCACTTGCAACAAGTCCAAATGGAGTTCTTTCATCCACAACTTAGGTGATATATTATGACAAAAGTTATGGCATTTATTGATACATTAAATAATTCAGGAGTGATAACTAGACAACAAAAAGTTCCAGTTATTAATTCCCGTGTAAAAAGGGAAGGAAGAAGGGCAGTAGACACAGCAGAAATATTATTATCTGGTGACTTTACAACTGAACAAAATTATGATTTAAAATATATTCAAGATATTGCAGATGTAAGTTATTTAAATTTCATAGTAAATTACCAACAAAGTCCTAGAGATGAGGCAGGTTATGATATATGGGAACACGCTACAAATGGAAGTGTTACTTATGTGAAAGAAGGTAGCGGTGTTGGTAAGTTTAGACATAGGTTTGTAGCAAATTTTAACGGAACAAGTAATTATATAGAATATACAAACCCCGTAACTGCACCACTACCTGTATCATCTGCAACTCCAAATGTAATAGATTTTTCAGCAGATTTTGATATATTTGTTTGGTTTCAAAGAGTAACCGGTGAATCTAGTAATAGTGAACATTGTTTGTTTAGCAAGTGGGATAACGGTGGTTCAGGTAATGGATTAGAATTATTTTATAAAGTAGGTAATTTTTCAACAACTGATGATCATATAATATTAAGAGTTAGAAATAATGGAACAACTGCTAGTGATATAATTTCTGCAAATCCTTCATCTTCACCCGTACACGGATCATTTACAGTTTGGACATTAGTGAGAGTTAAAAGAGTCGCAGGTGTTATATCAATCTCTGTAGGTGGAACTAATACAAGTAAACCGTTAACTCAACACGTTACAAGTAACAATTCAACTTCATTTGACAATACACAACCAATGAAATTTGGGGTTGACTATACTTCATCTGCTAAATTTGCTAAGTGTAAAATTGCACAAACCAGAATATATACAGGTGGTGTTTTAAATGAAACAGATGCAAAAATAATACAGGGTAGCCTTCCACAATTTTTCACAACTAAAATAAGGGGTAGGGTTTGGAAAGTAGAGGATAAGTTAAAAAATAAAAAATTATACATTAGAGGAACAGGAAAGTTCTTTCTTGAAACAGATGTTGATTCTAGAACTACATCTCAGGGTGGTATATGGGCTTCTTCTCAGGCATCTTGGGAATTATCCACAAGAACGGGTAATTTCTTTGCAAACCAACAAGCAGAAAACATTATACACGACATGGTAAGAAGTGCAGATAATGATTTTAGAGTTCATACTGATCTATCTATTGGAAGTAAATACATATCTAAATTTGTTGCTTCAGGTAGGCTAGTGCAATTAATTCAACTTTTAAACTTAATGGAAGATGGTAATGCTGACTTTTTTACATATCCACATAAAGTTCTAATTGTAGAAGATCCAGCAAAAATAGTTACAGGTCAAGAATTTGTACACGGTGAAAATGGAGTTACTATTGATGCAGATAAAAAAGACAATGTATCTTTGATAAATGATATTACCGTAATAGGTGCTAACCTACCTGCTCATTTTGTTGAACTACCACTTACTAGTTGGACAAGTATAACTGGAACAACAAAGTCACTTACTCATAGACCTATAGGTGCTACTAGAGTTACTAAAAATAATATTCAAATGATTGAAGTTGATTCAGATGAAAGTACAGTTATACCAGCTGATGTCAATGCTACCAATACATATTATTATAAAATGGATGTAGAAAACAAAACAATAACTTTTGGAACTGCACTAGTAAATAGTGATCAAATTATTATTGAATATGATCGTGAACCTGCTAACATGATTTCAAGAAAGAAAAACGATGCTTCTAAAACACAATATGGTACGTTTGCAAAAATATTAAACGTACCACAAATCAGAACAACCGCTTCTGTAGGTTCAAATCTAGGATTAAATTGGTTAGCTGATAGAATAATATCCAAAAATAAAGATGTAGAACAAAGTTATACAGTTAGAGTTCCAACTTTACTAAACGGTATAAGAGAAGGAATTGGCATATATATCGCAAATCCATTAAAAAGATATAACTTTACTACCGAAACATTATATAATGAAAAAGGAGTTGCAGTATCAGGTACAACTGCAAAGTTACCAATAAAGGCAATAGAGTGGAGATACCCTGAAGCAGTAACAGTAATGAAAGTAGGACAATGGGAATTTGACTATTATGAAATACTCAAACAATCAGAAAATACTTTGGACAGCGTAGGATCAACCACTACAAAAGACAAGTTTAACTAGGTTTTTTTATCAACTGTTTTCTAAATTTAGCCCACTCAATCATATTTGGAACTCTAAGGTTTTCTTCTATTTGTCTAAGATAGTTATTAGTTAATTTTAATTCATCTGTTATTGTATTAAGTTGTTTTAATATGTCTTGAAACATATAAATATAGTAGTCACTTCTAATAGATAAATGTTTAAGCATATCAAACATAAGATTGCTAGACCGTTTGTAGAAACAGCACACACGGAAGAAGGTCATTTTTATAAAACAGAATCGGGGAAAACTTATCCAAGTATAACTACTGTATTAAAAATATTAGATACTAAAGAATGGTATCCATTTTGGGTTGCTAAAGTTTCAAGAGATGAGGAAATAAACGAAGCACAAGCAGAAATCAGGTGCAAGGAAATTGGGGGAAACAGTATGAAAATGGGAAACATAGTTCACAAACTTGCAGAAGAATACCTAAGCAATAACCCTGTTGATGAGTCAAATGCTGAAATAGAAGGGTTAAATCCATTAGATTTATTCCTACCATTGTCATTACATCTAATGGAACATGTTGATAACGTTCATGGATTAGAAATCCCAATATATAGTGGTGATTTAGAACTTGCGGGAACTGCTGATTGTATAGCAGAATATGACGGAGAATTAAGCATAGTTGATTTTAAAAACAGCAGAAAGCCAAAGACAAAATCAATGTGTAAGAGTAAGGACTACTTTATACAACTATGTGCATACGCTAAGATGTGGGAGTTCTGCACAGGTCAAAAGATAGAACAAGGCGTTATATTGGTTATATCATGGGATGGAGTGGTTAAACCGTTTAAAGTAAAACTATCTGAGTATGAAGCCGACCTTTACAAGAAACTTGTACTAGTGGAACAGAAACAAGCCTTAAATAGTATTTAAAAAAGTATATATAATGGTTAAGTTAATCGAGAAAAAAGACGATATAACGGGGGAAAAAGATTTAGTTATTGATAAAAGAACATTACCAAAAAGAGTACCTCCCAATGTTAAGAACCTAAACTATGCTAGAAACTTACCACCAGAGTGTAACGGTTGCCAATTCAGACCTCAAGAGTTAGGAGGTAACGGTATATGCACAAAATTTAAAGCAGATTCATTATGTGTAATCAGAAAGGATATTGCCAAGTTGGTTGATGCTACAGGAGGTAGAACTCTCGATTTAATGGAAGCAGAGTTTCATAACAACTTTGAAAAACTAATGTTCTTTGAGAATATGGAAGATCAAAATAGTGAACTTAATCCTGAAGTTACCAAGCGTATAAACTCCCTTACAAATTTGGGGAAGGTAATTAATGAGATTAAAACAAAGAGAGAAACAGTAGAAATAACACAGACAGAAACATTGAGTGACAACCAAAAGCATGAGATAGCAAAGACAGTAAAACTAAGTAGGGAACTACTAGATGAGTCTTAGAAAGTTACCACCGGTTGAATATGTAAAAGACCCCGTAGAGTATGCAAAAATGCTAGTTCAATCGTTTAAAAAATGCTCATACTTTGTAGATAAATTTTTAGGCTTTGATGTATTTGAGTATAACAAAGCGTTTTTAGATTGCTATGACAGATTCATTGTATATAGAACGGGTAGACAGGTAGGTAAATCAACCAACGCAGGACTCAAGGCAATACACTTTGCTTTCTTTGCACCGCTGTTTGCAAGTAACATAGACACGGGAGTAGCCAATGTTGTAATTGCATCACTATCAAAAGATCAAGCACACTTGATTCTATCCAAGATTAGTGAGTTTCTTCACATGAGTCCTACGCTTAGTAAAAAAATAATAAGAGAAATCAAAACAGAAATTACACTTGAATGGTATGACGGAACTGGAAAGACCAATTTTATTGTAAGACCGATAGGAGATACGGGAGACTCACTAAGAGGATTTACCGTACACTATGCAATACTGGATGAGGCGGCTTATATTCCTCAAGTAGTATTTGATGCGTTTTTACCAAGTACGGTTACAACCAAGCCACACATACTTTTAACAAGTACGCCAAAAGGAAAGTCAGGACAGTTTTTTAAATCATGTATGGACTCTCATATAATATATGAACATGGTAAACCTAAAGACGTACAAGGACATGAAGACAAGGAAAAATATCCTTGGACACAGTTTCATGTAACCACGTTTGACAACCCACTAGCCGCTAGTGATCCACAGGTTCTTAAACTCATCAAGGGAACTACCAAAGCTGCTGAAAGACAGGAAATATATGGTGAGTTTCTTGATGGTGGAAATAGTCTTATACCTTACAACCTCTTACAAGAATCTCTTACCCCTATTGATAGACCACAGTTCGAGTATTATGATGCCGGTGTAGATACAAGTGGTAAAGGTGCAGATGAAACTGTAATCACTATTGCGGGAATAAGAGAGGGCGTAATATACCCTGTAGAAATATATACTGAACTAACAACAGAACAACCTAAACTTGCTAGAAAGATTTCAGAATACAATCGGATATATGGATTAAGAAGAATATATATCGATGAAACAGGAATGGGAGATACTTTAATGGATTTGTGCAGGGAGGTAGATCCTGATATGACGTTATATGGAATAAATTTTAAATCTGATAAAATGAATTTATATATTAATTTGGAACGATTATTTGAAGAATTAAACCCAAAAGGTTCAGGTAGATTGATCAACCTCTCCCTTTTAGATGACTATAGTAAAGATAAGATTACAGAACAGTTGTCATATATGTATTGGGATCATGGTAAGTTCAAAGACCAACAACCCAAAGTCCGTAGTGAACACGCTGACGACTATAGTGATAGCCTTGCGTTAGTAGCATTTGGACAACAAAAAGTTGACTTTATAAGAGATATACCTGATCTTTGGGGTGCTGACAGTATAGGCGAGTATGTAGGTTGGTAGGATTTAAATCTTTAAATACCTAGTATATATAATTTAAATATGCCATCTAGCCCAGATAAATTAGACTCAGATAAAGATGCTGAGGAATGGATAACAGTTGGCGGTAAAAAAATGCGTGTAGATGCGGGTGAAGATAAAGAGGATATAACTAGAGATAAAATGCCTAGTGCAAGGGGAGAAAAACAGGCTAATACAAAAGAAGCACAAAAAGTATATAAAAAGAGATTTGAATTAATCAAAACAATATTTAAAACAAGAGATCAAGTAGTTTTTGCAGAATATATGAAGTCAGGAGTTGTAGCAGGTTTGAATGGGAATAAACTGAATATAATGTCTGAGGGTAGAATGTATCCAGTTAGTAAAAATAGTGTCTTCAAAAAATCAGAACTTTTAGGCGATAGACATTGGGATACAATGACAAATGTAAGCAGAGTACAAATTTTAAAATCTTTTAATTTACCAACATATTATAACAAACAAAACTGGGGAAATCTTTCTATTGAAATACGACAAGCATTAATAAAAAACGCAGCTCCCGCAGGAACTACAACCGCTGAT